GCAAGTTTTCAGATCCCAGATATCGGTCCCGGTGTACCAATCAAGCTTGCCTTTGCAGGGTTGGCCGCACCATTCAAAAACCAGCGTCAACTCGACCTTATCGTCTGGGCCGGGGATGAACTCTTCGAGGGCAGCTCGGCGCTCCATGCAGAGATCATAAAGATCCTGCTTGCAAGGCGTCTTGTTCCCAAGGCTTGACATCCAATCCTCGTACTCTTCTTTGCCAGCTTTTGTGCGCCGATTGATGTGTTCTGGTTCGATAGCAAACTCATCAAAAAATTTGTGATGCTCTAAGAAAACCGTGTGCTGAACTCGGCCCTCGAGCAGTGCCGGTGATTCGGTCATGCGCTTTGCATTCTTCCAGCTATAAGCGCATTTGATCAGCGAGGTGAGGTCATGCGACCGCCAAGCTTGCTGACCATCCACGGTGATGCTGTCATAAGTTGGGTAATCGAGATCCTCGTAAATACCCGGTTTAAAATCTGTCATTTTTTCTCCTCCAAAATGTCGAACGAATCAATCGAGAAATGTGCCATTGGTTCTTGATCGGCAGAATCGTTACGATCAGAACGACCGCCAAACTTCAATTCAAACGGTGCATCTAATCTTGCTGAGCCAACGTAATCGGACCATTCAACCACCACGCGAGAGTGTAAGCCGATCAGCTCATACTGCTTGGCTTGCAAGACTTTATGCAGCGCAATAAAAAAAGTTGGGTACTGGCGCATAGCCGTGGTTCTTTTTTTAACCTCGACAAATCCGATGATTTGGTTATTGCGTGAAACCGCAAAATCTAAGATGTAGCTGGCAGGGAGTTTGAAAAAGCCATTGAGCTGGTAGTGTTTGCAGACCAACTCAATCAGTCTATTCTCAGCGTCCCTGTCAGCTTGCCGCTCGTACCTTGGGCGCACTTAAAGCATTATCGCGCCCAACACGATCCCTGCGCAAAAGGCGGTGACAACCGCCCAGCCGGTAAATTTGGCTAAACCCATTTCTTTAATCATCATCATTCCTCCGAGGGTCATCACCCATACTAAAACGAGTAAACCAAATCTTTTTCTTTTTGTCGGTCGTTGAGTCACCTTTTAGACCCTCTCGCCACTGGTACTTAAACGCTGATATCTCGGCGTATTCCTGAACACGTTTCAAACCGTAGATCTGAACCATGGCGTCGATGCACTCTATGCCGTCGCGCTTGTAATGGCTCGGCGAGTTAACGAGATCCTCTGCCTCCAACTCAACATCAACTGCATCAGCAAGTGTTGGCTCAAAGTCACGCAACGCTTCCAGATATTTTTTGTGTATCTTCGGTTTGATCTCTTTCGTTTTTTTAATAGCGTAAAAGGTGCTGGCGGGTAAACCGTAACGGTTTAAAAATTCAGCGACCTTTACACCCTTCTCTTTTGTCACCCTTTCTAGCCGGGCAAGCATTTTAGAAGCGTTCATTAGAAAGGGATGTCGTCGTCAAAATCTTCGTCAGGCACTTCTGCGGCCTTTGGCATTTTTGCCATCGCAGCCAAACCTTTCGGTTCTTCCGCCTTCCGACCTTTCGAGTGAGCAGCAGCCATCTCAAAAGATTGCTCAATCATCTCGCATAAGAAATTTGGCAGACCTTCAAAGACATCGCACATCTCTTTCGATTTGGCGCAACTATCACCGCTGAACTCTAGGCAATAATCGTCTAGGTCAAACGCCACTGGATCATTGGCAGTTGGCAATTTTTTAGCGCCACCGTCTGGTTTGAAAACCGAGACGACTTTCGCTCGACCACCGGCAGTGTGTTCTACCTCAAGATCACAACTCACGCCGAGGATGTTGTTTAGGTCAAAACCTTTCAACTCTTCTTCACTGAACGAACGACCGCGCCACGACTTGAGGTCTTTGTGCAGCGCAGAGTTTTCATTCAAAGAAAGCGTGTACTGTTTGAAAATGCTGAACGGCTGGTCTTTTGAGGTGCGAAGATCTGGCAGTTCCCAAAAAATAAAAACGGTGTGACGCTTCTTTGGTTCCTCGTCTTTAAACTTCTCTTCACGAGTTCCTGCGTCAACTAGCTTGTAACAAATTGCTCGATGCGTACCAACCGGTACAACCTCGAAGTCACCACCACCACCACTGCTTGCTGTTAATCCCATGTTACTTTACCTTGTGTTGTGTAAATGTTTGCACTATCGTACACACCTCTAAATGAAAAGCAAGCGGAAAAAGACCCATGGCAATAAAAGTATCGAGACCCACCAAAAATCAAAGTACGCCATTCACGGCGGACGCTAAAACCGAATTTGAAAACTTTCTGCTCAGCAATGGCATGACCGTTGATCCCAAAACCGGGTTAAAAATGGACGGCACGATTGGCCGCGCTTACATGGAAGTTGACGGCAGACGCAAGCTAACCGGCTGGTATCAACTATGGTTAAACCAAAGTGTGCCATACGGAAGATGCGGCGATTACCGTATCGATCACGTTGAACCGACAGCGCAATGGCGACCAAACAACGGCGCTCGTTACGAGATGACCGAAGAGCAGAAGGAAGAGATCAAGCGGTTACAAGCCGAGGCAAAGGTTGAGCTGGCCAACAAGCAAACCAAGGCGGCGAAGATTGCACAGACGATCTGGGATAAGGCCACGCCGGTCGAGAAACACCCATACCTTGAGCGTAAGCAAGTGCTTTCACACGGTCTCAGGCAGCATGAAGATGGCAGGCTAATCATACCCTTGCTGGACGCGCAGCTAGAGATCGTCGGGCTGGAATACATCGATGATGACGGTGGCAAGAAATTTCTGACGGGCACCAAAAAGAAGGGCAGTTTCTTCATTTTGGGCGAGCACATGCTCAAAGATGCCAAGGTGATCAATTACGCAGAGGGATATGCGACAGCGGCGAGTTATTTTCAGGACATGCAACAACCCGTGATTGTGTGCTTTGACGCAGGCAATTTAAAGCCGGTAGGCGAGACGATCTCGGACTATTTCCCCAAGGCGAAGCATATCTTCATCGCAGATGCGGATGAATCCAAGACGGGAGAGATCAAGGCTGTCGAGGCGAGCCAAGCGGTGCGAAGCCGTGGCGCTGAAAGCGAGGTGCTCATACCGGAGGGGTTGGGAGACTACAACGACCACGCGGTAGAGGGTGAGCTGATCCCGAAATTGAAGCCCGTTACGGTACCAGCAGAGTTCGATTTCAACCGAAGCGAGCGAGGCAAATACCTTAATACCAAGGGTAATGTTGAGGGTGTGATGATCCTGAACGGCATCAAGTGCGCTTACAACGTAATCAAGAAGCGCATGGAGATCTTCGTGCCGGACTCAAACTTCATCCAAGACATGCGCGAAGAGGCGGCGCTGATCGAGATCGAAGACAGATGTATACAAATGGGCATACCTCATACCAAGGTCCGTGACTATCTCAAGCTGCTGGCGGTTGAATACAACCCGGTCAAGGATTGGATGGAATCGAAGCCATGGGACGGTCAGAGCAGGCTACAGGCGTTCTTGGATAGCATCACCAGCCCCAACCAAGCGCTCAAAGAAATGCTGATGAGGAAGTGGTTGATCAGTTGCGTGGCGGCAGCGTGTGAACCGAATGGGGTTGAGCTGGAAGGCATACTGGTGTTTCAAGGGGCGCAAGGTCTAGGCAAGACCCTATGGTTTAAACGCTTAGCCAACTATGACGAGGGCTGGTTGCTCGAAGGCGCAACACTTAACCCGAGCGATAAGGATTCAGTAAAGCAAGCCGTCAGCCATTGGATCGTCGAGCTGGGGGAGATCGAGAGCACCTTCAAGAAGTCGGACATCGACCAGCTCAAGGCGTTTGTCACCAAGAAAACCGACGAGCTGCGGCTACCCTACGACAGGGCATTCACGACTTACCAGAGAAGGACAGCGTTTTACGCGAGCGTCAACGCACGAGAGTTTCTGACCGACACCAGCGGCAACCGAAGGTTCTGGGTGATACCGGTCAATGGTATCGATGTGAACCATGGTGTCGACATGCAGCAGCTCTGGGCAGAGGTGAAAGAGACGATGTATCGGCAGGGCGAAAAGAACTGGTTTCTCAGCCCAGATGAGCGAGCGCAGTTGCAAGAAAGCAACGAGCTTTACCGCACCCAATCCAGCGTCGAGGATCTCATCCTTGAACACGTTGACTTCCAATCGGACAACACCAAGCCAGTGCAGATGACCAAGCTGCTGAGAGATTTGGGCGTCAATAGTCCACGCATGGCGGACTTCAAAGATGCGGCGAGGATACTGTCAGAGCATGGCAAAGAACCGCGCAGAAGCTCAGGCAAAAAGATCTACGACCTGTGTTACTCAGCCATCGAAGACGACAAATCAGACTCATTTGGTTTTTCCCCGAAGGGGTGGGACTAGCTGCCCGAGTGTGGGAACCACACTCATACACGGGTCGGTGGGCGTTCATGTAAATGGGTTAATCTATCATGATGAGAGTGATGTAAAAAAAATGCCACCCTATACCCTATATTAAATATTGCGTAAGACCTTGTTATTGTTGGTGTTATTACTATAGTGTGTATAGGGTACTATATATAAGATCTTTAATAGTATGACCATGTAAATAGCGTAACGTAGTATTTACATAGTGCATAAACGTAAGAAGGTAGATGGCTATACACTACACTTGACACACTGGCTAGTCAGGAGACTGATCATGGTAGACTACAAGTTTGAGTGGGACTTTGAGCAAACACGCGAGGAGAATTACCGAAGGTGGCGGCAGTTGAACAACGCGGAGCGTGACGCCTACGGTCTCGCGCAGGAGCTGGAAGCTGGGGCGCGGCAGATATTCAATAAGATGGAGGGACGATGGCGGAGCGAGGCAGACCGAAAAAGGAACGACCACAACTTGTGGAGATGCCAAAACAGTTTGATGCGGACAGCGAGTTCGGGCTGACCGAAATGCAGACGGCTTTCGTTTGGCACTACACGCAAGGCGGGTGTGGGCAGACGGAGGCGGCAAGGAAGGCAGGCTTCAGCTTCCCAGCGATGAGCGCGTCGAAGCTGATGAACGGGCGCGACCATCCAAACGTGGTTAAAGCAATCCGAGCGGAGCAGGAAGAGTTGCGCCAGAAGTTCGCTATAACGCCAGAGAAGACTGGAAGTATGCTGTGGAAGATAG